AGTTATCTTCTCCCCTGGAGCAGGAATTATCCTCTTCGGTGATAAGACTGGATTTGGTAAGTCCTCAGCGTTCGATAGAATCAACGTCCGCCGCCTGTTCATCTTCCTAGAAGATGCAATCTCCGCTGCTGCTAAGGACTTCCTCTTCGAATTTAACGACGAAATTACTAGAACCAATTTTGTTAACATCGTAGAACCATTCCTTCGCGATGTTCAATCCAAGAGAGGTATTCAAGATTTCGTAGTTGTTTGTGATGAGACAAACAACACAGCGGCAATCATTGATAGCAATGAATTTGTTGCTGACATATTCATCAAACCAGCACGTTCCATTAACTTCATTGGTCTTACCTTTGTTGCTACTAGAACTGGTGTTGCATTTGAAGAAGTAATCGGTTCAGTTTAATTTTTCTTCTAAAGGTCAAAACTAATGGCTAACTATAAGCAAATCAATCCACCCCCACTAAGGAAGATTACTGACTTCAAGAGTAAATTAACGGGTGGTGGCGCTCGCGCCAATCTCTTTGAAGTCGTTCTGAACTTCCCAGATGCTGCACAACCAGACTCTGATACTCTAGAAAAAACAAGATTTATGGTTAAGGGTGCTAATATGCCAGCATCCAATATCCAACAGATTGAAGTTCCTTTTAGAGGTCGTGTTCTAAAAATCGCAGGTGATAGAACCTTCGATTCTTGGACTGTCACTGTCATTAATGATGCTGACTTTGCAATTCGTTCTGCTATGGAACGTTGGATGAACACCATCAACAGAGTCTCTGATAATACTGGATTAACTGATCCAGCAACATATCAGGCAGATGCATATGTTATGCAACTCGATCGTGATGGTTCTGTGTTGAGAACATATCGTTTTTACGATGTATTCCCAACTCAAGTATCACCAATTGAACTTGGTTATGATGCCCAAGGTATTGAAGAATTCACTGTTGAACTTCAAGTTCAGTGGTGGCAAGCTACTAAGGGAGATGGTCCAAATGCTGGCGGTGAAGATATTAACTAAATAGTTAAATACGAAGCACACCAGAAATTATTATGGCCAAACTTTTTGGTTTTTCTATTGACGACCAGCAAAATAAGTCACCTTCAGTTGTTTCCCCCGTTCCTGAAACTAATCAGGACGGGGTTGACAATTATATTAGTAGTGGATTTTATGGACAATATGTTGACATTGAAGGTGTTTACAAAACAGAGCATGACTTAATAAGAAGATATAGAGAAATGTCGCTACATCCTGAAGCGGATGGTGCGATTGAAGATGTTGTAAATGAAGCAATTGTTAGTGATTTGTATGACTCTCCTGTAGAGATTGAGTTATCAAATTTAAATGCTAGCGAGGGTCTCAAGAAAAAAATTAGAGAAGAATTTAAATATCTCAAAGAAATTTTAGATTTTGATAGAAAATCTCACGAAATCTTCCGCAACTGGTATGTTGACGGCAGACTTTACTATCTAAAAGTAATTGATCTCAAAGCACCTCAAGAGGGTATCAAAGAACTAAGATATATTGATCCTCTTAAGATGAAGTATATTCGTCAGGAGAAAAAAGATCCTAATGGTAAATATGATACTGGTGCCGTTAGAGTTAGTGGTAATGGAAAGAATCCATTAGAATATCAAAATGGTCCTCAGTTCGAAGAATTTTTTCAATATACACCATCTCCAAACTACCCAACAAGTAGTATTGGTGGAAGAGGAAAAGCAGTTAAAATTGCAAAAGATTCAGTAACATATTGTACTTCAGGTCTGGTAGATAGAAATAAAAATACTGTCCTTTCATATCTTCACAAAGCAATCAAAGCACTTAATCAACTAAGAATGATTGAGGATTCTTTGGTTATCTATAGATTGTCCCGTGCTCCTGAACGTAGAATTTTCTATATCGATGTTGGCAATCTACCCAAGGTGAAAGCGGAACAATATCTTCGTGAGGTTATGTCTCGCTATAGAAATAAACTAGTATATAACGCACAAACTGGTGAAGTTCGTGATGATCGTAAGTTTATGTCTATGATGGAAGACTTCTGGTTGCCTAGAAGAGAAGGTGGTCGTGGCACAGAAATCACCACACTTCCAGGTGGACAAAACTTAGGAGAACTTTCCGATATTGAGTATTTCCAGAAGAAACTTTACAGAGCACTTGGAGTTCCAGAATCCAGAATCGCTGCTGATGGTGGATTTAATCTTGGTCGTTCATCTGAAATTTTAAGAGATGAACTCAAGTTTTCTAAATTTGTTGGTCGTCTGAGAAAGCGTTTTGCACAGATGTTCAACGATATGTTGAAAACTCAATTGATTCTTAAGAACATTGTTTCACCAGATGATTGGGAAGTGATGAGAGATCATATTCAATATGATTTCTTATATGATAATCAATTTGCAGAGTTGAAAGAATCAGAGATGATTCAAGGTAGACTCGGAAATCTTGCTCAAATTGAACCATTTATTGGTAAGTATTATTCCACAGAATATGTACGTAAGAGAATTCTTCGCCAAACTGATCAAGAAATCATTGAAATTGATGGACAGATTGAAGATGAAATTCAAAAGGGTATTATTCCAGATCCATCCACAGTTGATCCAATAACTGGTCAACCTTTACCACAACCTGAAGGTGCTGGTGCAGGAATGGAAGGAATGGGTGCAGATCCAATGTCAATGGGAGAAATTCCTATGGAACCAGATGCTGAAGCAATGGCAAAAGAAGTAGACGCCAATTACCAAAAAGACACTAGAAAGGCTGAGTTATAAATATATTATATTAATACATTGATTTTTTATGGAAGATCTCATCGATTTGATTGCTACTGATGCCTCACCTGCAGACGTTAGCGACAAAATGAAAGAAGTTTTGTATGCAAAAGCAGCAGAACGAATTGATATTGCGAGACCTTATGTTTCCAATGCAATGTTTGGTCAAGAGTTTGAATATCCTGAGGTGAGTGAAACTGAAGGTGAAGTTGAAACTGAAGATGAAACTGAGGTTGAAGCGGAAGCAGAAACTGAATTTGGTGATGAAGTAGAAGTTGAATCCGAGGAGTAAGAATAGTGGTATACATTCGCCACGATGAGAATAATAATTCTGTAGCATCTCAACCAGGAGTTAGCACAGTTTCATATCTTGGCGGAACTACTGGTTGGTCTACTGTGACCTATCAAAATTGGAACGCAGATTATCAAGCTAGAAATTTTGATAACACACCAAGAACACCGGCAAGATATCAGAGACACGATGCAAATCGCAATCCTTTAGGATCAGAATTTTTTGATGGTGCTAGCGATTACTTAAAAGTAAATTCTTCATCAATATTTGCTGTCGGATCAGGTGCTCTTACTATTGAGTTTTGGTATAAATGGATATCTGGCGGTTCATTAACATCATTTCAAGTAGGCAGTTCTAGTTCCAATGATGTAAATATTTTTATTGGTGATAGTGCAAATATTGGAATTTGGGATGGTGCTAGTCCGTTTATAAATGTAGCAAGTGGTCTTGGAAGTAATCTTCAAGATACTTGGAATCACATTGCATTTGTAAGAACTGGAACTGGTGCAAATGCATCTAGGGCTTATGTTAATGGATCTAGTGTTGGTACAGGAACTTGGAATAAAGTTTATAGTGGCAATCGAATATTTTATATTGGTACAAACTTCACTAATTCTCAATTTAGTTATGGATACATTTCAAACTTTAGAGTAGTTCAGTCTGCAGTATATACATCTAATTTTACTCCACCAACTTCATCTTTTGGACCTAACGACGAAGCAGATACAGTACTACTTTGTTGTCAAGGAAAAGGTGATGGAACTGTAGATGCAACAGGCACAACAACTTTGGTTGCTTCTGGTGATGCAGTTGGTATTAATTCAAATCCATTTCAAGGAACTTATCAACGCTACGATGAGAATAATAGTTCGGTCACATCACCATAATTCATAAATAAAAGATAGGAATCATACAATTATAAGATGAAACTCATTACAGAAGAAGTAACAAACGTCAAGATTCTTACCGAAGGTAAGGGTGCTAACAAGAAGCTATACATTGAAGGTGTATTTCTTCAGGGCGAAATTAAAAATCGCAATGGGAGAATGTATCCCATGTCAACCCTTGCAAAAGAAGTAGGTCGTTACAACGAAGCATTTGTAAACAAGGGTCGTGCCCTTGGTGAACTGGGTCATCCTGATGGTCCTACCGTCAATCTTGATCGTGTTTCCCATAAGATTACTTCTCTGGTACAGGAAGGTAATAATTTCAAAGGAAAGGCACAAATCCTTTCCACTCCTATGGGTAAAATTGCATCTTCCCTTCTCGATGAAGGTGTAATGCTTGGTGAGGGTTCCCGTGGTGTAGGTTCTCTCCAAACTACAAGTGAAGGATGCAAGGTTGTTGGTGAAGATTTTCAGTTAGCA